TGTTGCAATTGCTGGCTATCAGTATTCATGGACTGGCTCATGTGTTTTCGGAAAATGGATTGGTGAAAGTGGTAAAGCAATTTTAGGAGTAACACATTGGAAATATCGACCCCAACTACCAAAGGACGGGAAATGATGTTTTGGTTAGCCATATACCTAATACTGACAACGGTCTTCCTGTTATTCTGGAAATCAGCGCACTATCGAACACCTGACGAAGAAGCCCGCGATATTGAGGAGGAGGCAGCATATTGGAGAGAACAAGCGAAAACGAGATAATATCAGCACAATGTCAATTTATATCTAGGACGTAGGATAGTAGCCCTACGTCCTTCTTTTTATGGTCTAACAGCCTTGTAGCATCATTTCACTTCCCAAAATTCGAACCACAAACGGGAATCCATTCCCAAAATTCACCGTAATTTATGGAGTGTGATTCCACAAATTATAATTGTAATGTGCAATACCTGGCATGATACTATCGAATTATCGTTATTATCGGTAATAGATTGCAGATTATAATTTTCGTAATTTGACAGCATTTCCTTTCTGGAGTGAAAAAACGAAAGAATGTTTCCTTGATAGAAGGAAATTACAACCGTACTAATCTTATATCGCAAATGAGTATAAATCTTTACATGACAACCGGCTCATGCAAAGAAAAACGTGAAAATGCAACATGATAACCCGTGACATTTCGTCACGCTTTGAAATCGCGGATCATAGACCCCAGGGTGAATATGCAATCTGGACGGGTTTCATTGTACAATTTGGCAATCCGATTGTGTTAAGTAAATAAAAATTATGACATATCGAAACGTTCTACCGATAGGACGAAAAGCATCTATCTTCGTTCTGAAGATAGGACGGGTTGTATTCCATTTTAATGCGTAGGTGTTATTTAATGACTATTAAAAACACCAAAACCTATTCAGATAATAACAAAATCAGCCCCGAACCACTACTGGAATGAACCCAGGTCATAACGCGGTATCAGGACTGATTGGGTGAGTCCTACATCGGGATTAGCCCGGTTCAGACCCTTGGACTTTCCTCCAGCAGATTGTCCAGTTCCGCTAGAGTTGCTAGACGTTACCGTCCGGCATAATCCTCACTAAAGAGGAGGCTCAACCGAACTAACGATTGAGGGGGTGGCCGACAACCGAAGCAGTCGGTAGAGCCAACAAGTAGACTTGAACTACTAACCAGTCGCTTACAGGGCGACCGCTCTACCATTGAGCTATGCTGGCGTCCACCTCCTGCTACGTCTCATTCGAGGTGTCACAGGATTAATAATATTATACACCATTTGTCAATACCAAAACACCACCCTATTTTGAGTGGTGTTCGGCTGTCCTCTAATTGGAAAAGAAGCTCTTGCGAAGTTAGTAGTATTATACCATATCTGCAAAATGTTTTTCGTTCGTTTTTATCCATAAACCAAATACAACAGGTTTATAAACAATTCCTTTTAATTGCATTCGAGAGGGGCGCAAGCCTCCCCACCATTCAAATCCAAACACCCAAAAAGTTTTCATGTTTCCCATTTTTCTCCTTTCTTATATTATACAAACGCATATAGTCTTTCCATAAAATATTCTAGTTCTTCTGTAGAGATAAAAGAATTTAACACAATTTCATTTTCGCCAACCATTAAAGGCAGAAACCGAATGTCTATACGTTCTCTTTCACCCCCACACGCTGAACAATTGCCACGACTATCATCTTCAGAGTACGAGCCACAATAGGAACATTTTTGTTTTACACTAATCATACTCTTTTTTCTCCCATTTTTCGCACGCGTCAAAGTTGTTGTTTTCAACAGTAAACGGTACTAAATCATCATCATCTAATTCGCAATAGTGAATATTTTTGTATGCGTCATGGTGTATACAATTGAAACATGTTTTTTTCATAAAATAATAATACAACTTTCGATGGTCAATGTCAATATGTTAATTGCAACCGCCCCCGGTGTTCTGGGAGCGGAAGCAAGAGGAGAGAATGAGAGGATGAAAGCTAATCCGGTTTGTAAAATGCTAAAATGCGACTGCCCTTTTCGCCCCTAGCCCAACGGCTGACAAGCAGACCTTCGCGTTCTTTTTGCTGCAATATATCTAACGCCCTGCGGACACTAACCCCTATTTGTTTCGATAAGCCCTGAGATGTAACCTCGTTTAATCGTACAGGTTCAATCAGTAATTCTTTTGCAAGTTCCTGAAGTAATTCATTTTCTGTCATGGTTTTAAAATTCTCCGTTGATCCGGTTGCCCTTTATATCGCGCCCGTGAATTGTCAATCAGTCCACCATCAACAATGTAACCACCAATGTCTGAACGCGTCCGGTTTGGAACTACCCTGTGACCGAATTCCGTTTTCAATTGCCACGACGGAATGCAGATTACACGAGTACCATCCAGCCTATCACCGCTGTCATCAATATTGTGCTTGTGACCGCGCCAGATATAATCAGGGTATGGTAAACCCTGTTGACCACAATCCAGCATGACTTCAACACCAATTGATACCGCGCTGCTAGTCCAGGGTCTACCACCCGTTCGCCCGTGATGTGCGAAGTCGTGTAGCTTACCATCAATGTCTAACATGACGTTTTGCCCGTAATCGTTAGCACCCAAATTCTTGTAGATTGCCGCTTCTTCATTGCTACCGTGAACGCCTGTCCCAAGCACGCCATAAAACGCATCGCACATATCGATGATAGGCTGTAAAACGTCAAGCGCGACAATGACCTGATCTGATACGTCCTGAATAATCTGTAAAGTCCCGTGATGGTTGCCGTCGATAATATCGCCTAAGTGTACGGCAATTATTCGATGCTTGCGTTTGCGTTTCGTCCAGCCTGCTAATAGTTTGACATGTTCCCAATAATCTACCCAATTATTCCATAGCCATGATTGCAGTCTATTGTGGTGGACTATTTGTTCTTCATCCGTGTTCTGGTTATGTATCGTAAATTGTGGAGGCGCTAAAGCCGTGCTACTGCCTATATGTGTGTCTCCGAATATTGCTAGTATTGTTTTAGCTTTTATCAAGGTTGCCCCTTTTCTATACTCCGATAGTTAGGTTTAGACTAATTATCAGTTGTTACTCCATGTACCTATAGCCATAATGCACAACAGCAGACCAGCCCTCGTTGTCGCGCACCCAAACGGATTGACCGTTCTTTACATAGATTTCCTTGACGTTCACTATTTCTCCGACCTTACGCATTCTCAAAAAATTATCAAGACTTGCTGTTGATGTTGATGTTCTTATTCTGACATCGTCTATTACCTTTAGTTTAGGCAATATTACCTCTTGAATAGGTGGTATAACGGGTGGTGGTTCGGGAATGATTTCACCACCAATGAAATCAATTAGATTGTTATAACTACCATCAAACCAATTCAAATCAATGTCAATTGCCCCGGTGCCAAATTCAGCCCCGCGTTTGTTTCCATCTGCGGAGAATTGCCACATTGCTTGTTTACTCCACGGCTTAGGCATTCTGGTAGGATAACCAAGTGTGTTAGATGTCCAGGTATAATCAGCAACCCATAACGGGTATTCAATCATCCATGATACCTGCTCAAGTTTGAAATAATCCATAAACCATTTTGCCGTGTAGATGATTGGTTTTCGCCCCGTCTTTTGTGCCACATGATCTAACCATACCTGAGCGCGCCAGGCGTAATCAGAAAACCTACCAGTATCAATGGCTTGATGTTCTTCAAAATCCAACACCGGTGGGAAGTCAAAATAAAACCGCTTATATCTCTCAAGATAAAAATCAGCGGCTACTTTTGGATCTACGCTTAATTGTAACCAGTGGTAACAACCCGTCAAAATCTTGTCATGCTCAAACGCTGCCCGGCTAAATTCCATGAATTTGTAATCTTCAAATTGATATCCGGTTAACTTGTTCGCATCCGTTGCCTTTGTGATCCAGAACTTAGCCCCGGCATTATACATGGTGTCAAAATTTATGCTACCAGTCCAATGACTTGTATCTGTACCTAATACGCGCTCTGTCATTTCATCAACTCCAACAGTTTGCTAAACTGATAAACGATTTCCTGCCATAGGTTGCGCTCGTTGCGGTATTGCGGCTGGATTGTCTCCAACTGGTAAGGATTGCTTACAGGTTCGGGATCAATGATTGGTTCGATTTCAGGCTCTGGGTACATTGCTGGGTATGCAAACACCTGTGGACTACAAATATCAGCGTATTCCAGATTGCTCGGGTCACATGGGTTGAATACCGGATAGCCTGGAATTGGTGCTGGATAACCAATGTCCTCGCCATGTGCAATCTCCAACCCTGCCAAAAGCAGTATCACCAAAACACCGATAACCACCATCAATAATTTTAGTTTCATTTCTCCTCCATACTAGCTTCGACTTTGTAAGCATCCGTGACCAAGTGTAATTGATAAACGTTGAATCTTCATACTTATATTTCATACGTAACAGTTACCCGAACATATCCAGTAGTTGACATCGCACCATGATAAACGTTGACTGAATTACCACCAGACCCAATAACGGCATGTGACACTATTCCAGCCGCCGTAATATTGGATTGTGATGATCCAGTTGGCGCATTACCTGAATAATTAATTGGCAATGTAAAGTTAGTTATTGTTCTATCTCCACTTCCAATTGTTGTTATTTGATAGGTTATCTGAACAATGCATACTTCTCCAATGACACTATATTTCCCGGCTACTGTTGCGGTTGTCGGGTCTGTTGTGCCACCCGAATAAGTAACTGTTGGTGTGTAAGCATTCCAGATGCCGCCTGTTTGTATCGTTGCCAGTGCGCTGATTTTATTCTCAAGCTCATTGATAGTTTTCATCAATTCTATGGGGTCAAATTGTCCGTTCATACCTGCTCATCTCCCACTATAAACGCCGTCACTATGTCTACCGTGTTGTCGCCTGATTTCGAATAATTAATATCATAGCCGTTAATCCTGCAGTCGAAAGTATAGCCCAAATAAGTGGCTAACACCCTGTCACCATAATTCCAATCGCGCCCGTATTTCAGTCCCTTTGTTTGTGCTATCTGTCCGGTAAGCGTGATCTTGCCCTTATTTTTGTTCAGTAATTCCCGCGCTTCGTTATTCAATCCGGCCTCTGTTGTCACCTGAAAATTCTGTGAGACAACTTCGCGCCGGGACCATACACTGTCATTGATACTTGTACTGGTAGCCGTCCCCACTAATCGCGCCGTCCCCTCGCCTTTGCCCCCTACATAAGCAGCGGTTTTCTCATTGATATAATTAAACGACAACACGGGGTTATTCAGCGTGTTTGCTTCGACTGAAAGGGTAATTGACTCCCTCAGGTCATTGCCGCGCTGGTTGGTAAACGTCTTGAATGTGAAAGGTAACGAACCATCATAGACCGTATCAAATGTGATCCATGTCCCCTCATTGCGCGATTGATCCACAAGTGCTTGCACGGTAGATAATACCTGTTGTCTCGAAAACGCCTTTGTGACTGTACCCCCCGCCCCGTCGTCACCGTCAATTGTAAAATATGTCGCTGCCAGATTACGGGAAGTATCAACAGCGTCGCTCACAAAGTTTTCATCGATGATTTCCTTGATAACATCACAAGCAACGCCGGATTTCGTCGCCTCACTTGACTCCGCGTCATACTCTACCTCACGACCGTCAATGATGTAATTCCCGTCCAGCCCGAACAGATATATCATGTCTTTGCCGTCACTGTCCCTGAAGAAGTCCCAGCGTCTCAGGAAGTAAGCCGTCTCCCCGTCCAGGGTGATCGTACCATCGCCATTGTCGCGCCATATCTCAATCAGCATATCCTTGCTAAAATCGTTAGGCGTCAATATTTGCGGTATTGTAATCTCACAAGGCATCATTGCCCTGTCAGTTCTGCCAGCCCGCAAGCTGTTTACCTGGGTAAGGCGTTTGACCTCAAGTCCCTTGTCAGTTTTGATAACAATCTGATAACTATTCATATTGAGCCGCGTCCAATCCGTGCAAGCGTGTTTTGTATTTTATCGTTCCAGTTGCGCTTGCATCTGTACCCGTCATCAATACCGCTATTCTGTTGTCGCCTGGTATCAGTGGGAAGTCCAGATTGCTACCCTTGACCAAGTAGCCTTTGACATTGCCCCTGAAATTAGATGTCATGGTAAGTTTGTCGGGTCGTAAGTCCATTGTAATTACTTCGCCTGAAAGTAGAGTGAGACTGTTGAAAAAGAACGCCTTCCCCGTATTGTAATTGCGCACCTGTTGCAATGCCCCTACGCCTGTAAATTCAAGCACCGGGTAGGATGTCGCTGATGGATTATTGACGGTTGTTTCACCTGATACTTCCGCGTCGCCTGATGTATCATAACCAAAATATATGTTTTGTTGTTCGTCAAAAAACAGACTGCGAACTGTTGCAATTCCAGGTAAATTTATATCTAATGGTGCATAAATACCATTGCCGTAATATTTAGCAACTCTGTCTGCTATTGTAACACCACCAGCAGATGTGAAAGCACCAGATAAATAAAATAACCCATTCTTTCCAAAAATATAATAAATTGAACCATTAACACCACTACCAAGTGATTCCCATTTTTGACCATTCCACCGCCCCCAATATGTAACAGATACACCACCCAATGATGTTACATCACCACCCACATACACATTATTTTTATCATCAACAAAAACAGCTTCTAATAACGCATTTGATCCAGTTCCTAAACTTTCCCATGCTGATCCTGTCCACTTTACAACATAATCACCATTAGCATCACCAGCATTAAGAAAAACACCGACAATATATAAATTATCGTCACTATCAAATGCTATTTCTGATACAATACCACCAAGTCCAGTTGAAAGCGGAGTCCAAACAGAACCATCCCACTTTGCTATTCTTACAGTATTAGCAACACCGCCAGCAAGTGTGAAATTTCCCCCTGCATACAGATTACCGTTAGAGTCAATTTTTATAGTATGACAATTTCCGTTAAGTCCAGTTCCTAAACTAGATAAAGCAGAGCCATCCCATTTAACAATATAATCGCCGTTAGCATCACCCCAATCAGTAAACAAACCGCATATATAAAGATTACCAGCAGCATCAAATTTCAAATCATAAATTGCACCATTACAACCGGCAACAACACTAACCCAAGCAGAACCATTCCATTTTGCCAGATAATCAGCATTAGCATCACCGCCGATGTTTACACCTAAACCACCGATATATATTTCTTTTGTAATTGGATGCTGTACTATTGCCCTGATTGAACCAGTCACCCCTGCCATGCTATGCCATATACCGTCCCTATCTTGATAAACAATGTAATCAGCATCTGCGAGTTCAGCGTTCAATTCCAACTCTGCCCCTGTGTCACCATCAACCTCAAGAGCGGTATCGGATAACCGGAATGTAATATCCGCGAAGTGGGCAAATCGCATTTGTGGAGAGGTATCAAGTCCGCTGATATACTGACACTTTATATCCACCGGCTCGCTTGCCAGCTTGCCTGCGTCTGTATAGCCCTGATAGCGTAAAACTAACGGTTGCGGGTAGCCTGTCACATCCGGCTTGATAAGGTCTAGCAATGCCTTGCGTTTTGCCTGAATATCACCAATGTGTGAGCCTTCAAATACTACCTTCAAAGTAAAGTATCTTGATGTGTAATTGGAATATAGGTAGGTTTCGCCGCCTCCTGTCAGTGGCACTGCCACATGGTCAATGGGTGCTACGCCTAAGCCCTCCAATAAGATATTTTTACAATACGAAGATATATCGATCAAGTCCCCGCCCGCGCGTGTGTTAGCAGTACGATAGCTTATACTTGCATGAGCCTGTCCGCCCCAGTAGTATTCAAGCACATTCCCGGTATTGATATTGCCTTCCAGATCCCCGTCGATGTAGGTCGTGGCAGCGGTTCCTGTTTCAATCTGTACGCCGTCCACGTAAATAAATACGCCAGCCGTCCCATTTGTACCCGTTTCGGATAATGTCAATGTGCCTGCTAAGTCACCGCCAACAGGTGTGATGTAAGCGCTTATCCGTTGCCAGTGGTCTCTAATTGTCATGTCAGGCTTGCCAGCGGTCACGGTCGCGCCAACATAATCAGTCCAGGTAAGTGTCAATTCTGTACCATCATAAGCGGTCGGAATGTAAATATCCATCGTGCCAACATAAGCAACGGCTGTTAGTGTGGCTGCGTAGGATAGCATCAAATCGTTATTGCCATAGGTGCACTTACACGAGTACACGCCGCGCCTTGTCTGTGTCGCTGATAATGCGATGGTGTTGGTACCGCCTGTAGTATAACCGGTCGTGTCAACCTCAAAGCTCGGGTTCGTACAAAGGTTTGTTGTCGCCTTCGGTCTGATTGCAAAAAGTTTATAATTGGTTAGTGTCATAGTGTTGCCATCCCTTTAGCTCGCTGTATGCTGAATGGTATCGCGTCCGCTCCATGGGCTATGTAGTTATTGATTTGTTCAATGACCAATGATTTGTTAGGCCCACCAGAATCATCACCACTTATAGCCATATTAGCCGGTACAAATCCAGTAGTATCAAATTCTAATTGCGCCTTGAATTTTGGAAGATCACCCATACTTAGTCGTTTCATTGCATCGGATATACCGCGTAATCCCATTTCAAACGGGGTTGGTGATCCAGGAGTAAGCCAATCAGGGAGCTTGATATTTTTTATCTTATCGGTTAAGTCGCCTATCCATCCAGTCACAGATTCAATAGCTTTGCTAATCCCCTCGAATGCCTTTTTTAGTTTGTCATCCAAGAATGTAGCAACGTCTTTTATAGCAGGCATAACCTTATCATTAAACCATTCAACCAGTTTTTTAATAATCGGGTTTAGTTTATCTTTTAAAAATTTCCACACAACACTTAAAGCCGGTTGCAAAACATTCTCCCATAGCCCGGCAAGTACGGTTATTGCAAGTCCAAATACAGCTCCGAAAAATTCTACAATGGACTCAAAAAACGGGAATAGAACCGTACTCATCCAAGTCCATACATTTTGAATAGCGGGAAGTAACACGGTTTCCCATGCGTTTTTTAGCCACGCCAGAGCAATCGGAATTTTTTCATCAAGCCAGGCTTTCACGGTTGTAAATACACCGACAATCCAATCAGTTACTACCTGTGTTTTTTCCCGAATACCACCCCAATTATTATTCCAGGCAAGTGCAAGCAGAGCAATGACCGCGATTACAGCAGCGATAATCAGCAATAGCGGCCCGACTGCAATACCGATTGCCAATGATACGGTTGAAAACACAGTGGATAGAGTACCAACCACGCTAATTACACCACCAATAATTGTAATCAGTGGTCCCAAAGCTGCGACAATACCAAGCACTACCAGGATCGTTTTTTGTTGTTCAGGGGTCAGATTCGAGAACCTATCCATTAAACTGCTTATTGCCGTAACAAGTTTTAAGGCTATCGGTAGCAATTGTGTACCAATAGCAGCCGCCTGATTCTGGAAATCAGCCTTGAGTATCTTCGTACTATTAGCCAACCCGTCCGAGGTATTCTTGAAATCCCCTGCAAATTGTTCTGTCTGTTCGTAAATCAAGGCAAGCGCGGCCTGTGCTTTGGCATTATCATCAACCTTGCCTTCAGCATCACCAAGTCCCATGGCAAGCGCTTTAGCTTCAATTCCTGCGGCATTCATCTTTACACCAAATTGTTCTAACGGATTGAATTCACCCTTCAAGCCGGATTGAATAGCACTCATTGCGGTTGATACGTCTGTGTTAAAAATACTCGCCATGTCTGAGGCACGCTCCCCAAGATTGATAGTCTCGTTAGCAGCCCCTTCCATGTCAAAGCCTACGTTCTTTAGGAATGCTCCTGTCACAGCAGATAATTGATTAAAATCAGCAGAACTCATACCAACCATTTGGGCGGATTGATCGGAGTAATCCTGTATGATTCCAGCGGCATCACCAAAGACAACATTGACGGCATTAGCAGACTCTTCTAAGTCTGAAGCCCACTTAACGGCGGCAGTCCCTGCTCCAATAATGGGGACGGTTACACCGGCGGTCATTGTAGCACCGACTTTCATCATGTCTTTGCCGATCTTGCCCATTTTGGTCTGGAATTCTGAAGCCTTTTTATCGGCATTGGCTAGGTTGCTGTCATAGTCCTTGCTGTCAAGCGTTAATTTTGCCGCTATCGTTGCTGCTGTGGTCATACGTCACCTACTTCTTACGTTTATCAATTATGTTCCCACCGAAAACAGACTGCATTTGTCGCAAGTAGAATTCACGCTGTTGTTCAGGGGTCATTGTTTCCAACTCTGCCTCTAACCGCGCTTTTTCCTCTGCATTCTTCTTTTGTGCAATCAGTTCTTTGCTAACAAGTTTTGTCATGTCTCGCATGTAGACGTCCGGCTTTTTCTGCTTATTCTTAGGGGCGTTTATGTTGTGCAGCATTGTTAGCATCATTGCGGTTCGATATTCCCGATCCTCAAAGCCCCAAGGTTCGACAAGGTTGAATAATTGCCACGATCTATACTCAGGCGCTGGTAATGCTCTGATCTCTCCGACGGTCTTACCGAGTGCCAACCCTAATCGGTGATCAAACATCCGATTAGGGTCGGTTGTTAGTTTTTTAGCTCTTCCAATACTTCCAAATCTTCTGTCATGTCGCTAAACTTCACAATCTCGGCAGCGATGAACCCGATAGCGGTTCCCAGTTTTTCTTCAAGTTTTCCAATGTCGTTCCTGGTAAACAATTTCTTCCCAGCCTCGTCACAGATTCCACACGCACACAGAAAGGCATCATGGCCGTAAATGTTCACGGCTGATATTTCCTGATTCTGCGCGCGCTTGTCCTGCTTCATTTTTGTAGATCCGTACATCCGTCTGAGATATTCGTCTTGTTCTCCACGTGTTAATTGTTTGATGTACAAACTTGGGTCTTTCACCTTGTTTTTCCATGCTGGAACTTCAATCAGTTTTACTTGAATGTCATCAATATTAAGTATTTCATCCCTCGATAGTGGCATATTATCTCCTCTTTTACAGTCCGCTGATTGCGCCTGATACCTTGATTGTGATTGAAATTGCTCCGGCGTCTTCAAGTGGTAAATCAGGCTCAAAATTGGTTACATGTCCGGTAAACGCGATAGTCAACCCGATAGCTGTCGGTAATACGATCTGCCAGTTGTGATTGTCGTCATCTTCAAACACAGATAATACCCCGGTCGCGCCATCATGGGTTGCATTAGTGGGTAGCCAGTTACCTTCAAAGCTAACCTCTCCGGCGTCTTTCCAACCCGGAATGAATTCACGCCAACCATTAGAGCTATCCTGAGATGTAACCTCGATTGAGTCCTTGCTCATTTGTGGGGGGGTGATGTCTTTTACTTCTGCGATTGCTGTAAACGATTCGCTAGTAGCACCGTCCCCAAGTTTTAATTGAGTACCAAAAGGCCAAAATGCTGAGCTTGTCATAGTTCGTCTCCTTTCTTAGGGTAAGCGTAATACTGCTAATTTAATTGCACTGTTATTGACATTGACGTGAATAACACCGCCTGTCTGTTTCCAGCCTTTTTCATTGGTCATACCAACGGTAAAAGCCGCACGATCACCCGCTGCCATGGAATAGGATGTAATATCACCCTCGCGGTTCTTTTCGTCTGCCACACTGTCAATGGTGACGGTGTAAGCCGCTGTACCATCGTTATGTGCAATCAATAATTCTTTGCCGGTTGCGACAAATGAATTACCGTCCCCAGTCCCATCTCCGGCTGCTAAAGTAAAATCAGCGCCTCCGGCGGTTATTACCTGGAACGGGGTTTTTAGTGTTTGTACTGTTAATGCTGTTCTTGCCATTGTTTGCTCCTTCTTTTATTTCCTTTATTTTGATTGGTTTAGTTTCAACCTGTTTTTTTTCTAACATTTTTGTTAAGATTTGTTCCTGTTTATTATCCGGCTCGTGTTTCAATACGTGTAATATCATTTCGTCTTCTATATCTTCATTTCTACCGCACACCTCGCACACATAAACCGGTATTACATTTTTCCACATTATCATCTTGTATCTGTCTTTAGCTACTTGTGCCAATACGCACCTCCAAAATCTCGCGCGGTTTGTCTGTGTCTGTATTCCATTGCGGTCTTACGTCGTTCACAAACACAAAACCTGCGTTGATGTCTCCAATTGCCCCGCTGTACCCGCTCAGAGCATCTTTTATCGCGTCCCTTGCTGTAATGCAATCAACCACACTGTCATCGAAAATGTCAATCTGCAATAACGCCCGTCGTGTTGGTTTGTTGTCCATAGTGTAGGCGTGCGGCTCTACAATGCTTGTGATCCTCGCATGTGGCAAGGCTGCCCCTGGTGGAATGTGGTCAACATAGATCCGCGTGCTGAAAATAGCGGTCACGGCGGTTTGTGCTACCAGAAAGGTTCTCAGATTCGTTTTTATTTCGGCCATCGTGTCTCCACTAATACCTTAAATGCTGCGTTGATAGGTCGTGTGATGTTTGCCTCGTTGCCTTCAATCGACGGTCTGATAAACGGCTGTATTGGATAGTTCGGCATGTCTTTTCTTCCATACTCAATGTTAGGTGCATAGTTTGTTTCCGGCCCGACTTCATCCTCAACCCTTGTTTTCGATGATTCAATAATGTGAGACTTGATCGAATCCTTAGTAGCTGCCGTGTCTACTGGTACAAGTTGCCTTTGCCTGTTGACAATCACATAACTACCAGCCCCGACAAGATTAATCATATCGCTTTCGGATAACTCGATCTTTTTCAGGGCATTTTGTAGTCCGCTAATATCAACCTTCATAGATATGCTCATACGTCCGCCTTTTTCAATGCCACTACAAAGCCCATTGGCGTTCTGTCTCGAATACCGACAACCTCGAATGTAACATCTGTGTAACCAGTGCCTTCGAAACGACCCGTAACCTTGAACCGGTCTCCATAAGCCGGAGTAGCGTCTATGAACCGAGCCTCTGCGTTTATAATCGCAATATCGGCATAGTCTTTCCAGGCTTCAAGGTTAGGTTTGTCGGTAAAACTACAATCAACGGTCGTAGAAGTATCTGTGGTAATTGGTTGCCCTGCGGCATCTACAGTACTACTAGTCGGATGTAGTAAGACCCCTGTGTCAGTGTACATGTATTGTTCTGTCAGGCGTTGTAATTGAGCGGTAAGGCGTGCGTTAGGTAATCTCATGCTGGTGATCCATCGTAAACACTATCATCTGAGTCCTGATAACTATCTGCCCTGTAAGGAAGGGAAATCGTTGATGTAGGTGTAATCTTGGTGAGTCGGATTCCAAATTCCTGCGCTTTTTGCTTCAATAGTTTTTCGTAACCCGCGCGCGCTTCTTTGTTGCTGACTTGCATCCAGTCAAGACGAAAATCAGGCTGTGAAAGTTGCGTTATGATGTATTGGATTGACCTGACAACCGCTTCCCCTACCGAGTAAGTAGTTACCAGATAGTTGATCGTTTCGTCTGCCAGAAATGCACCGTCCTCGTTTGTGTCACCGACGTGAAACCTTACCAGGCTAATATCAGTGCTGAGTGCGGCGTTGTATGAAAATGTCATTTATCCTCCTATGTCATAACGCAAACTAAAACCAGCCTCAATCATCTGATTGGTTGCTGATACCGCTGCCGCTGCACATTCTACGATTGAACCTGATTTCAAATACTGTGGTATCTGATAGGTAAAATCAATCGGGCTAAATTCGCCCAAACTTGCCCTGAATTTGACCGAGATAGGGTTCAAAGCCCCTGCCCCTGTCATCCAGATCATGTTAGCGGTTGCGTCAACGGCTGGACTTGTAATGTAGGCGTAAAGCTCCAATAACCAAGCCCCGTGAATATAAATCCCGTCCCTCGTAAAGTGCGGAATTGTCATCACTGCCATTTCGGTATTGTTCGTTCCGGCAAGGATATGAGCGATTACAGTAGCCCCATGTTTTACAATCAGGTTACCGGCATTCACGCCACCGGTACCAGCGGTTACAACATACATCCTGTATATAAAGCTGTACTCATTGGAAAGTGTCACGGGGGTTGTACCATTTAAGGTTACGGTCTCGGTTGTTACTTTCCCACCCGTAATGCCTCGAATAGTAGTTTGTACCAATCCCTCGACGTAAACAGTTCTGGCACCTGTACCGGCAGCGGCATCATTAGCACTTGAACTTTCTATAGTCGTAGCTGCATTAGCCGCAACCGAAGCCCAAGGGAAAGCACCACCAGCTGTCCAGATTGTTTCAGCACCGTCAACATCGGGATTGTACCCGTATTTGACCATCCCATAATCAGTGGACTTTATAAACAGTTCCTGCATCGTTAATCGATTGACCTTACAAACACAGTTAACACAGTGTCGGTCGTTGTCTGATTGGTCGCGCTTGCGGCTGTACCAGCTCTTACTTTGATGTATTCCAAGCCGTAGAAATAAGCCAGATTGGTAACCTTTATAATCCGACTGGCTGAAGCCGGGAAGTTAATCTCCGTCCCTGCCTCATCATACAGATTGTAGAAAGTCGTACCATCTAAGCTGCCTTGAAAAGTGATCGCTGTACCGTCAAATTCAGCAGGCACAACGATTGTAACCGGCACAAGATAACTGATTGCAACGGCACCCGAAAGACTGGCACCGCTCGCAATTGTCGCGGATAAGCCCTCTGTCAATATCTCTCTAGCCGGCTTTGGTCTTACTGTTTGTGCCATAATTCACCTATTACTTTCTGAATAGCTATTCTTCCAACAGCTTACTCAATAATTGAAGCGCTCCGTCCGCTGCGTTAGCGGTTCGGGTTGCCTCGTCTTTTTGTTTAGATAGTACATCGCGTATCTCGAATAGTTTAGCGGTAGGTGTCTTGTCTTCAATGCCATAGAGTTTATGGTTAAATAATTGATCTGAACAATTGACATTCAACTCAATATCACAACCAGCGGCAAAGCCTACCCAGAAGGCAAAATCTGCACGCTGCTTGTTATATGGACTGTCAGGCCAAAGCTCCACCCCATAAATATCTATTACCTCGTAACCAGCATATATCCCTAACGCAATTGCGTAAACGGTTGTACAATTCAAATTCTTGAACGCCTTCCCGTTCGTCTTTGCCTTGCTCAACATTCCCAAAACCCCGTCAAGCGGGAATTCTATGGATGTTGGTACTTTTGGATCTGCGAAAGGGTACATATACACCGGGATTGTCGTCTTTTGTAATGCGTCCCAATAGCCTGGGGAGCGTGGATGATTGCGGTATATTTCCATACCGTGAATTTCGATGATCGCATCACAACGTTTCAACCAGTCCGCTAACAACCAATCCGAAAATGACCAGATGTCATATTCAGGATCGTTATAAGGTGCGTTCCCTCTGGTGTGAGGTTCTGCTCCAACTATTGCGAGTTTACGTTTTTGTGTCATACCTATCCCGTGGATATATCTTAACCCAAAGTAGATGAACTAACGACAACATGCCATGAAGAACCATCGCTAATTAAAATAGCGTATTCTGCCTTGGCGTTAAACGTAAGTGTAGAATAACCTATCAGATTAGCAGGTGTGACAACTGCGTCTATTGTGGCTGTACCATCATTGTATTTGATGACTTTCATTTGTCCGGCTGCACCGTTCGCCAAAGTATAGGCGGTCGCAGCCGTTCCATCACCACCAATAACGCTAAACAGCGTGGCTACTGAGAGAGCGGCATCTGCATTCAGTTCTTCAATGCCTCCGAACGCTAATCCGGTTAAATTGCCTGTCACATTACCAGTTACGTTTCCCGTAACATTGCCAGTTACCGCGCCTGTCACTGCCCCTGTAAATCCGGCGGTTGATACCACTGGTCCTGAAAAAGTAGTACTCATTTTGAATGTCCTTTCTAAGCACCCTCACGGGGTTTAGGCTCTCGCCATTAGCTCGCACACTTTGTTAGGCGTGTGTTACCGTACCCTGGGGGTTGATAAAGTTTAGGGGGCGGTTGTTACACCGCCCCATCATTGGTTGTTATTTATACGTCATGACCGTAGATCCAACGCCAATCGTCAAATCCGAAGCTGAATCGCATGTAACCGCGATATTTTGCAACGAGGTTGAAATTGGAAGCAGGATCAAGGCTCAATTCAGGATTGACACGCCAGAACCAGAGCAGGTGTGAACGAGCTTTGGCACTGTCAACCATGAACCAGTCAACGGATGAAGAGAGGTAAGGATCAACCAGAACACGCATTGGGCGTGATCCGATGAAATTACCGTCATTGTCAGCGGTGCCAGGTTTGTTCATGGAATTGACAATAGTCCAGGCGGTCGCCTGTAATGCCACTGGAACGTAAAGCACATCATACAGAGATGGCATGGGTAAACCCTTGTCATCTTCTAATGCGGCTCCAGCGTTCAATGTTGCCACAACAGCATCATAAGATAACGCTGAAGTGCCTTTATTGTCGAAGGTTGTCGCGGTGTCGGTTGCGCGGTTGTAATGTGCATCACTAACCAGAGCGGCGGCGTCTCCACCAGGGTATGAGGTGCTCAAAGCGTTATTGAATACACTTGACTGGTGGTAGGCGATGGTATCACCGAAGGTCGTGCCAAAGTCCTGAGCGCGTCGGCGAATCAGTCCTTTTTGGTCGTCATCAAACAACTTGCGTTCGATTGCGAGACCAAGGGCATATTCCTTATGGGTGAAGGTTTTCTCATACAGTGGATTGAAGGACGCGTATTGGATAGCGCCTGGTAATCCTTCCGCGTCTGCGGAGTTGTATTCAGGAACCAGTCCTAATCCGCCTAAACCCTGTGAATATTCTACGCTTGAATCACTGGTAGAAATTCCAAACAGGCTGGAGGCTGGGGAAGGAACGGCTGCGATTTTCTGAAACCACTCTCGGCGGATAATCGGTAGCACGTGTCGTGCGTATTGTTCAGAACTCATTGGGGTTGCCATAATTATCCTCCTTTAGGCTTCGATCAATGCACCGGTTGTTACAACACAATCGACCTCTGTACCAGCGGCGTTGTTGACGCGGAATACAGACAAACAACCATTGGTTGTATCTGCTACGTCTAACGAACCATCGGCGTTAGTATCAATTGTTTTGTTGGTGAAACCCTGTAAGGCTGAAGCGTCCGCGTCTGCGGTGCCTCGAATAACCATTCCAGGAGCGATAACTGCGACCTTGATAGGATCTGCGGCGGTTGCGGCTGCGGAGGTTGCCTCCATAGCGATTCCGATTATTTCAGCGGAGCTTGCGCCTGCCTCGTCCACTTGACCGGAACTCATAACTAACAAAGTTCCGACTTTTGTCTCAAGGTCAGTTGTAGCCTCTAAGGTGATGATTTTGGGTACTCGATCACCGAAAAGGTCATATACAAATTCCCAGGTATATGCTGGAGCTGCCATTTGTTACTCCTTATTATTTGTACTTAGCATATTCTTCAGGCTTCATCCCGAATTTCTGAGCAACTTCCATTTCTTCAGGTGTGAGCTTCACGTCATCGCTACCACCGCCCCCACGTACACCGGCGCCTAAGTTGGGGCTGTTTGGCTTGAGTAAACGCGCTTTGTTTTTCGATAACCAGTTTAGCTTCTGCTGTGTGGTCAATTCATCCGGTACAAGGTCGCGCATATCCTCTGGTAGTTCTGATAATGAGGCTTTATATACATCTGTTAATGTTTGTTCGTAGGCATCAACCTTTTGGGCTTTTGCCTGAGCGTCTGCTAATTTTTTTGAATTTTCTTCGTAAAGTTCTTTGTATTTCTGTTGATCGATTAGCCTTTGTTCGATTTCCCTTTGACGTTCCTCCTCAAATTTACGGAGCTTGTCTTCCAGGTCTTTTGCCTTTTTGTTGACTTCATCAAATCTACCCTTGGGGATCATGTGCTCATTGCCCGTGTTTTTCGACTCGTCAGTCGCTTCTTGAGCGCCATCACCTTGCTTGTTTTCGTCTGCCATTGCTGTTTTCCCTTCGTTTTTTACGCCCTACGCGGCGATAGTTACATATCAATAATACATTAGCACAATAGTTCTACTTTGTCAAGTTTTTAATCCAAATTACCTCCTTGTTGCTACTTTTGCTCCGTTCGCTGCCTAATCAATCTTGAAATTGTGGTGACAGTGTATTCTTCCTGTCCCTCGTGCATAGGCGATATTAACAAATGTGTCAACTCGTGGATTATGATTTCTTCCAGGTAGTCATCATCCTCGTTTTTCACCTTTTCGAGATTAAAATATATCTTAGCAGTCATGTACCTGAATTGCGGGTATGTTATCGCTATTGCCCCGTCGCTTGCATCTCGTGGCATGTCCTGAGTGGTATCGCAATAACAGACGTCGAATTTCCAGCCGTAGGACGTGACAATCCATGACCATTTATTGATAAACTTGCGAACCCGTTTGATAGGCTTCATTTTTGGCTCATTATCTTTATTAGCATCCGTTTGAATATGGGCGCCTTTTTCCCTCGTTGACTGAATGCCTCGCATGTGTCATCTTCCATAACGACATTAGCAAACACCGCTAAAGGACTACCACCCTTATATCGAAACTTGGGCGACTTGCTATTTGAGCACCAATGCGACTCCCTGAAGTATTGGCAATTCTTACAGATTTTTTTCATCATTCCACCACTTACTAGCTGTTTGTCTGGTTACGCCTGCATCCTTAGCCGCTTGAGTAATGCTAGTCCCTGCCTTCACGGCATCAACAACGGCTTGCCTGCGTTCGTCTGGTTCGTCATGCTGGATCTGGTTATACCAGCCACAAAACATCGCTATCATTATCTCTGGATCGCGTTTCACGTCATACATGATACAACGCCTATCACGGCATCGGTCATCTATGAATGATACGCAATCGGTACACTTTACAGGTCTCATTCTGTCTCCTTTTTGATATAAAACTCGTTTGCTCTATCCTCTCCAATTGCCTTTAGCAGGCTTAGTTCTACGTTCTGATGCCCAAATACCGGGTCGATGTGATCTCCCACAAAGTCACTGAGTGGCACTCCTGAATTGAACGCCTTGAATTTTGCAGGGTTCTTCAGGAAACTTGCCTGTGCCGCTTGTCTCTCAGGTGATAAGGAATTGAACCATTGTTCTCCCGTCTGAAATGGTACAAAATTACGCTGCCCTGGTTTACTGTCTGCTTGCATGGTATCGGGATAATCGGGACCGCCTAAGACTTGATAAAATTCACTGCATCGACCTCTATAATGATCGTCTACCCGTTCGCCTACTTCTAGCGGTGTTCCGTGTAATTCAATACAACTCAAACATGTCTTTTGGTCAAGTGTCGCTATCCTGATTTTGCCCCTCAAATATTGACCGTTGACTAATTCCATAGCAGCTGAAGCCTCGCGGTAGCTGGTAAGCTGCAAGGTTCTCATGAGATTATCAGCGGCATGAACCGGGATATTCTCCGCGTGTTTTCGCATTTCCTGAGCGGTCTTGTAAGGTGACCACCCATTACTAATTCCGTTTATGATAACATCCCTTGTAAGGTTAGAATATCCAACGCCCCAGCCTTCCATTTTAGCAATCCACGCGGCGCTGTCTACAAAGCTGGTAGCAAAATCAACGCTGTTGGGTGCAAGCCATTTGACATTTCGCCCTGATAGGATGGATACATATTGACTGAGTGCCTTCTCACTGACTGGATCAATGCCCCGTTCGATCATCACACCGGCAAGCGATGTGAATACCTTTGCCGTGACCGCTGCTACTGCAAGCCTAACCGCTGAATTCTGGATCATGTCATCATTGGATTGTATCAATGTCGCGGTCGTAATCAGTGAATTCTGGTGCTGTAATAACGCGTCCTTCAAAGCAGGGTTATTCATGTCAAGCCGCTTGTCTAATTCAACCAACCGTTTAGCCTCTTCGTCTAATGCCAACAAAGCCCGTTGTAATGGGGAATTGCGAGCGGTCGACAATGTGTTGATTTGTTTCAACACCTGAGAGGCGGTCATAATGTATAAGCCGTCTAATGCCTTGTTTATGTACTCAGTCAACGTGTAGATAGTTGCCATAATATCCTTAGATTACAGGTACACCACCACCAGCCCCGACAAGTGACTCAATAAAATTAGATTGCTGCGATTGTGCAAGTTGTCCCTCTGCTACGATCTGACCAGCTTTCATTCCCAGCAAGCCGCCTATTTGCTCCCTATACCAGCTATCAGGCCAAAGTCCGGATGTTTTCTCTCGCATGGTAATTAACACCTCTAATCGTGCGTTCACGTCCAGTATTTCAGGTGATTTCCAGATGATATTCACGTCATCAATTACAGGCGCTTTTGGTAGCCCGTTATTATAGACGTTCTGCAATTCAGC